AAATTAAAAACTTATCCAAAGCCTTAAAACCTGCTGCGCTAGCACTGGGTTATCAGGGGACTAATTATTTTTATACTGGTAGAAGCAATTTTGAGCCATCTCCCTATGACTTTGATAGGATCCTTCAGGCAGTTGACACAGACTGCTATGTCAAGCAAGCGACTTTAAAATATAAAGAGCTTTTTTGGAAAGAGGGCTGGAAAATAACTGGAGAAAATGCAGAAGCAGTCTCTTATCTGTATCAAAGAATTGACTTTATGGAAATGGCAATGAAAAGGCCATTTGTAGATTTTTTAATGGAAGTTTCAGATCACTTAGTTAAATTTTCTAATGTTTTTATCGTAAAAGCAAGAGGAGACATGTCTGACTATTTCCCTTCATCTTTAAGTCCTGTTAATTCAACTCAACCAGTTATTGGGTATTATTTAATCCCAACTGAGCAAGTAAGAATACTTAGAGACAAGTTTAATAGACCTAAATCTTATCAGCAACAAACTGATCCAATGACATATTCTCCTACTGATAGAGATCCTGTTTGGTCGGCTGAAAGGGTAATACATCTTCATTTTGACAGAAAAACAGGTCGTGCATTTGGCACTCCGTTTTTAAGCTCAGTTTTGGATGACGTTGTTGCTTTAAGGCAATTAGAAGAAGATATTCAAAACCTTGTTCACAGAGAATTATTTCCTCTGTATAAATATAAAGTCGGCACTGCCGAGCAACCAGCAGAGCCAGAAGAAATAGATGACGCAGCTGCTCAAATAGAAAACATGAGATCTGAAGGTGGATTAATACTTCCATACAGGCATGATGTTGACGTGATAGGTGCAAATAATACAGCTCTTGATGCCAGCCAATATTTAAATCACTTTAAGGAAAGAGTTGCAGTAGGTCTTGGCGTTGCGCCTCATCACCTTGGTATGAGCATGAATGGTGGAAATAGATCTGTTACAGATAGACTAGATACAGCTCTATATGATAAAGTAAAGCAGTTTCAAAAGCACTTAGCAGAAATGATTAGAGTTCATTTCTTTAATGAACTTCTTTTTGAAGGTGGATTTGACCCAATAGCAAATCCTGTTGACGATGGTGTTTCTGATAGGTGTTTCTTTAACTTTAATGAGATTGACGTAGATACTCAAGTCAAAAAAGAAACGCACCTAATACAAAAGTTCACTAACTCTGCAATTACTTTGTCAGAGCTAAGAATAGAACTAGGTATAGATCCAGAATATGATATAAAAGATTTGTTTGCTGGAATTCAAGCTGAGATTCAAATGGATATGGCTGAGAATCAAGCTAAAATTGCAATGAAAAATCAACAACAAACAGAACAACCACAAAGACCAGAAAACTCAGACAAGCAACAACCTGCAAGATCTGGACAAAGAAATTTACCCTCTAGAAGAAAAGGTCCTGGTAATATTATTAGACCAGCAAACCAACAGGGAAGAAAAACTTCACCAGATATCAGAAGATCTGATTTATCATGGCTTTCTGTTATTGAAAATGCTCTCAAAGAAGAGTATAATGTTATTGAACAAGATGAAATAAAGAAAGGTTCGGAATGATAATCCCCTCAGAAACAGCAAAAAACTCTAGATATGGCGAAGACGCAATAGAAGCTTTTTACACTGCAGTTGATAATGGTCAAGCACGTTTAGCAATGTCTATTCTAGTTGACATTATTGAAGCTTTTGCAGAAAAGATTGAAGCACTTGAAGAAGCCGCTGATCCAGTTGTTGAAGTTTTACTTTTAGCAGAGGAAGAGGAAGTAAAAGTAAAAGAACAAATTGAAGAAGATGTAAAGCCTGCACCTAAAGCTAAAGCAAAGGAAACTGTTTCAGAATAATATGAAACTGATAATAGGCTGCCCTATATATGATAGGGATTGGATTTTTCCGTACTGGATATCGTGCATACAAGCTCAATCAGTATTTCTTTCTGATATTGGATTTGTTTTTGTTGCATCTAAAGATGATCAAGCAACAATATCTCACCTTGAGCAGTGGCGAAATCATCATCCAGAAGTAAAAATTTTTGATATTTTATATCCTGAAAATGTAAACCATTTTTCACATAAAGAAGGCACAAGACAGTGGACTTTGTCTAAATATGAAAATATGGTCAACTTAAGAAATATTCTTCTTCAAAAAGTAAGAGAATATAATCCAGATTATTTTTTTAGTCTAGATTCAGATATATTAATTAAAAATCCATCAACAATAGAACTTCTTATCGCCCACATTAAAGAGGGAGCGGATGCAGTTAATCCACTCATGTATATGACCCCAGTTGGAACTTCTTACCCCAGTGTTATGAAATGGTTGGCACATGCGGGCGGTAAGGCTCATAGAGATTTGGATTTCCCTATCGGAACTTATTTTAAATCAGATATTATAATGGCTGCAAAAATGATGTCAAAAAAAGTTTATAGCGCCATTAACTACACTATTCATCCACAGGGTGAAGATCTTGGTTGGTCAGCAACAGCAGCTGACCACGGTTTTAATCTCTATTGTGCATCGTACATATACACTCCTCATATTATGAGTAGAGCAATGCTTCAGGATGTTCTTCGAAATGGAGATCCTAGGGAATTTGAAACTTTGAAAAGTTTGTCTAAAGTATGATATTCTTATATAAGATTGTTTAATATATGATTACCCAATTTACTATAAGTACAAGCTTAGAATTATTCTGTCATGGAGACATAAATGGCTTTTGATTTTGTCGAAAATTTTACCGTTCAACTTCCCGATTTCAGTAAATTAGACTATGATTTTTCGGAAGCATTTAACAGCAAACATGGTCTTATTATAGAAGTTGCTGCTATACACGAACGGACTCACTTCTAATTACAATAATTATTCTGCTATTGAATTAGAAAAGGCTCTCCAGTCTTGGGTTGAGCCTTATCCTAAGCCAATAATTTTAAATCATGATTTAAATGCTGAACCAATTGGTAGAGTCATTGCTGCAAAAATGGACAAAGAAGAAGACGGCAGTCCCTTTGTTAGACTGCAGATTGCAATCACTGATCCAACTGCAGCCCAAAAAGTTTTAGACAAGAGATACCTTACTGGATCTGTTGGCGGTAGAGCTGGTAAAGCAATTTGTTCAATTTCTGGTGATGATTTAGCTTCCGAGTCTGACAATGGCAGGCCAAAAATTCCAAAGTACCGCAGAGGTCAAGTTTATAAAGGTAAGCTCGCATTTATTGATATGCAGGATATTTCTTTTAAAGAATATTCATTTGTAAATCAACCAGCTGATGGTAAGTCAATTGTTAGATCAACATCTGCTACCGCTGACAAAGATGGAAAGCCAAATACTGAAGGCTGGGTAGCTAAAAGTTCTGCGTTTGTTTTAAGTATGAACGAAGAAGATATTTATTCCGTAGAAGAACATGATTCTTTATTTAAAAATATGAAAAAGAAAGAATCTAAGCCAATGTATCTTCATCTAAAAGGCGCTTTTTTGACAGCTCTTGCCTTCCAAGAGAGCGAAAATGCACATAATAAACCAGTTTCATTACTATCTAGCGAGGAAGCTATTAATAACACCGATCTACAGGAGAACTCTAATATGAAAGATCGCAATCAAGAAGAGGATATTTTAGCTGTAACTGAAGAGTTGAGCGAGGATCTATCTTCAATTGCCGCAGAAAAGACTGAACAGTCTGAAGGTGGCGAAGAAGAAGCACCAGAAGCACTAGCTGAAGGTAGCGAAGAAGCCGGCGAAAAAGAAGCCGGTGTACAAGAGTCTAAAGACGATACAGAGAAAGCGGATGAACAAGCTGAAAAGGCTGTTGATTCCGAACAAGCTGCAGAGTCTGAAGAACCAGAGGCCAAAGAAGAACAGGCCGAAGGCACTCAAGAGCCTAAGAGTACGGACGAAGACCTCAGCGATAAGGCTGAACAGCCCGCTGAGCAAGACAACGACGTTCTTGACAAGATAAAAGCTCTTGAAGAAGAAAATGCAAAGCTCAAGGCAGCACTTCACAGAATTCTTGTGGAAAGAGTAGTAGATGCAAAAATCAACGCTGGCGTAGAAACAGCAGAGCAGAGAGATGAACTGATTGAGTCACACTTGACCAGAACAGCCTCTTCTCTTGCTGATTCACTCAGAGATATTGCAAAAATACCAGTCCGCAAGTCACGTCATGCCGAAGCACCAGAAATCCATAACGAATCCGCAGCAGTTACAAATGAAGAAAACGTAGCAACTGTTGACGAGGATAATGAGATTACTGAGGCTAAGGAAGAAGTATCACTTGAGCAAGTATTTGTTGACGCTCTCATGGGCCGTCGTAAGCTTTAAAACAAGGAGAAAATAAGAAATGAGCTTAGCAAAATTTCGTAAAGTAGGCACAAAGACTGGTTCAGGCCGTTTTGTGGTTTCAGAGGGCATTGCTCCAGCAGCATACCTTCTTCCACATCCTGGTCTACCAACTTGGTATTCCGACAGCGAAGATGATCGCTTTGAAATCGTAATTCCAAAAGGTACCATTCTTTCAGTCGTAGCCGACAGTAACGGCGATGCAAGGGTTGTTCCAGCTAATGGTACATCGGCTGCAGTCACCTTTGGTGACAACATGCCATCATCTTGGGATCCACTAGATGGTGCAACTCCATCTTATAGCTCTGGCGCAACTGACACTGTTGCGGTAGGCGCAAGATCAATTCCAGTTGGCGTTGCTCAGTATGACCTTTACCGTCCATTTGACAAGGGCACCTCACAAGGTGCAGGCTTCATCACCCATGGTTACGTTGAGTACCCAATGGTCACTGGAGTCAATGCAGACGTTACCGTTGGTAGCGTAGTTCGTTCGGACCATATGGGCCG